AAGGTGGAGACGAAAAGCCTACAGATGTAAATGCCTTTTCAATGTCTTTAATGCTTGCCTTCGGCATATCATCTATAACAGCCTGTGCATTATATTCGTATTCGCAGAAATAAGCGTTTTTAAACACCTCTTTGGCTATAGTGGTCTTGCCTGTTCCAGACCCCCCCCACTATCAAGCCTACCTGCCACCCGTCTGGTGGTGTTATTTCGCCTGTGAAGTGTTCGTCTATGTGGCTTATGTCTATATCAAAATTGGATATTATTGCCGATGTCCTAAAAGTGTTAGGCGCATTTACCTTTTTTATAATGTCAAAACTCGGCATACATACCCCTTTGCCTGTAATTCGTTATACAGGTCTTCTTGCTCCATCTCGTCTTCGCACTCAACCACCACTTGGTATTGCGCTGTGATCTCTCCAGAAAGGTCAGTGCGTTCCACAGGCTCGTCCGTGGGTATATCAAAACCGAAGTCAAAGCCATCGAAGTCAAGTCCTTCAAGTTCAAGGTCTAAAGCGTTGTAGTCCCACCCAGCAAATTCATTCGTCTTGTTGTCCAGCAGTCTGTACTTACGCTTCTGCTCACTGGTAAGACCGCTTACGATCAGCACTACCGCTTCTTTTCTGTCAAGTGCCTGCAGTGCTTTAAGCCTTGTGTGGCCTGCAAGTATGACCATATTTTCATCTACAATGATTGGTGCGATATATTCACACTGCTTGATGCTTTCTTTTACTGCATCAACGGCATTGTCGTTATGCCTTGGGTTGTTTTCATACGGCTTTATTTCCGTAAGCTTTACTGTCTTTAGTTCTTTGTGCATCTTTCTTCTTCTTTCTGTCATAACCAAAAAGACGGCACTTTTGTACCGCCTTCTCGGAAGGAGTTCCAGCAAATTTATGAAGAGTTCTGGAAAAGTATGGTTGATTGAGCCACTATCTGACACTGTTATTTTACAGTGCCTATTTTCCGATTTTGTCCTTATTACGCATAAATTTTACTTTCTCTTCGATATTGCGCTTCTGCAGGTCTGTCAGTTCTCCCCATATCAGCAGGAACATATCAAGCCTTGTGCATACTTTCCAATCTTCATTATTTCTTCTGTACATCACTACTGGCAGGTTTCCTTTTCTTGCATCACGCTCTGCTTGCTTAAGTGCTGTTTCGTCACTAAACTGTTCTACCCTTTTGCACTCGATATGCAGACCTTCTACGCCTACAATGTCTGGTGCATCTCCTGTCTTGCCACAATACTGTGCCGATCTGCGTGCTTCTATGTAGCCTTTGTTACGCAAATACTGCGCCAACTGTAACTCTCCTTCTTTTCCCTTACGTCTGCTATTCATACTTAACTCCTTTTACTTTTAACTTAACTGCCAAGGCATCAAAAATCCCTGCCTGTTGTTTGCCTTATCCTTTTGATTATTTCGTATATATGGCTTCTGGAATAATTCATTCCCATAAGGTCAAGTTCTCTGTATATGTCCTTTGGCCTTTTCTTTTCTACCCACTTTTTCAAGTAGATAAGGTCATATATATCCTTGCTTTGCCTTAATTGTTCTTCGGCAATATCCAGCAGGTCTTTCTTTGCCTTGATGATTGCTTCTGCATCTGTGATCCTGCGCCTTATCTGTTTGCGCTCGATCTCGATGACATATTCTTCCGTCTTGTTTCTGGGCGTGCTTGATACACGCTCACTATAATTGCCTTTTGGCTGAGTACGCTGGAAGGCTACCATATATTCTTCTATGACCTCATTAAGGTCGGCCTGTGCCTGTGCGTACTCACAGTATCTTTTGTTATGTTCTTGATAGTACCGCATCATAACTCCTTTTTTATTTAGGATCATACAAGGAGCAAAACGTTCAATGAAATTTTAAGACCTATCAGTAACTTACGCCCTGCTCCCTGCGTGATCCTGCAATACAGAAGATGGTTAGAAATTCACTGAAGAAAAACACATAAAGTAAGGGGTTAAAATGTTAAGTAGCTTGTCCATCTTCTGTGTTTGCCGTTATCATTTCCACGAACAATCCGTCTGCGGTTCGTCTTTTGCCTTTGCTTGCCGATAACTTTCCACCTTAAATCCGTAAGACCTCACTATATCTTCATCCATATCCGTCTGCGGAGTATCTTTGATATATGTGTTGCAATTAATACACTTGTATCTGTATTCGCTGTTCTTAATATTAAAGTCTTTTTCAAAACTTCTAATATAGTCACTCCTACCACAGTTAGGGCAAACCACTTTGTCTTTATCCGTCTGCGGAGTATCGGCTACCTCTTCGGCGAATACCGCATCCCTAATTGCAAGTTCAGCGATTCCGTACAGGTCTATGTGACCTATAACCTTCCACGGAGTATTGCGTTTAGGATTGTCTTTGTAAATCTTGTCTGCCCACTCGCACACTCTGCCTTCATAATCAAGAGTCTTGTTGTCACCGAGATATATAGTTGCGTAGTTCGGATTCAGTTCTCCGTTAAAGTAAGTAGATACCCACGGATTAACTACGATGTCACCTTTCCTCATCGTCTGCTCCTTTCCGCATATCCGCTCCGCATACAGGGCAGAAGTTCCACTTGCACAACACTCTGTATTTTTTGCCACAACGAGAACATCTTTCAATTTTGCCGTGACTACATTGTCTTACTGTTATCCACTTTCCTTGTGGTCTGTCTATGTTGATGCTCGGAATGGTATCAAGCCATTGTTCTACCTCATAGCCGTGGTACAACTGTGTTGTCCTTGCCTTTGCTTCGTCAAGGTTTATGTACTTGCTCATTGTCTGCTTTCTCCTTCCACGCCCTGTACATTCGCTCTGCCCTTTCATCTGCATTGTGTGCCGTTACCATTAAGGCATAGCAGATAACAAGCATTACGCATAAAGCCATTATCAGCACCATTATTAGCCAGTTCATATCATTCTCACTTTCACATATCGTATGCCAGTGTTCTTGCCAGTGTTGCCTCTGCGTACTGCTGACTTGATCGTGCTTTTATCAAGCCCACGCATCTTGCCAAGTTCTTCTGCAGTAAGGGCAACAGCCAGTGGTAGTTCATATTTATCTGCCGTTACGGCAAGCCAGTAGTATCTTTCCATAGTTGTATGTATAAGGGGCAAGGCGGTTGAAATTTTAAGAGTGTCCTTATAGTGATATTAAATTGTGGTTGCCCTGCCCCTTGATACCTAAAATAGCCGTGCGATCTTCAGCATTTCGGCTCTGTCAGTGATAGCGTTTTCTGGTGTCTTTCCGTCAAGTATTTCAGCTACATTGTGCAGTATGTCTGCAGGCTCAAAGCCTGTTACATCCAGTATGATGATGTGACCGATAATATCAGACAGCACCATATACTCAGCACCCACCGCATTCCTGTAGTAGCCTATATCCTTAAAATCGTCCTTCACTCTCAGTATGGTTCTTAATTCGCCAATATAACGCTCTACGCTTACGATCCTCTTCACTTCCAAAACTCCTTTCATATTCTTCTGGTGCCATAAGCACCGCTTTGCCGTTTCTTTTTATGCGTATCCAGTCCTTGCATCCCCTTGGCTTGTAGAATGGGCAGGCGTTACCGCATATGCCGTCACCTATCAATGCGGTACACCCACCACCTTCTTCTGCATAGCATCTGTCAGTACATTCTTCTAAGTAGATCATTTAGTCATCCAGCCTTTGTTCTTGGCATATCCCACAATGTAGGCATATGCGCTTACTTTAATCTGTAGTTGCTTGGCATTTACTTCTGCCTGCACCTGCTCTATAAGTTCGTGTGCATTCTCATATGTCTGGTACAAGTTGTGTATCTCGTCAGCAGATAGCATTTCATTAAAGTCGTAGTCGCCCTTAACAACAACATTGTTATTGTTATTGTTTTTGTAGTTGTTGTTGTGTTCCGTTACAGTAACGTTATGTAACGTTACATTGTCAACGAGTGCTTTCTGCTTTGCTCGATGTTTGGCTACACGTACCCTTGTTTGTTCTCTTACCTTGTCAAGGCTGTCTACCTTCTGCCACTTTTCCCAGTTCGGAAGAGAAATAACGTTGTCTATGTACTCAATCATTCCGTACTGTTCAAATGTGGCAAGTGCCAGTCTGACTGTGTTCAGTTGTCTGCGGAAAAGTGTTGACAGCATTTCATCTGTATACGGCATTCCGTTTGACATCATCAACACACCGCCATTGTTTAGCTTTCCTGCAAGGGTCAGCATTTTCAGCCATATGACTATGATCGCATCGGCATCTGGCATTGCTTCAATGAGTGCTATCTTTTCATCATCGAACATATCTACCGCCAGTGCTATCCATTTAACGTCAGACATTGTTCCACTCCCTTGCTATCTGGTTCTCAAGTATCCGCAGGTCAAGCTTCACAACATTTATGTGTTCTTGGTTTGCATCGTACATAACCTGCGCATTGTCTCTTGCGAACATTGCTTCTGCCACTTCTTGCTGACCCTTGATCGTGGCGTTAAGGTCTGTGGAAGTCCATCCTTCTGCCTTTAAGGTGCGCCATACCTGCGCCTTAATGACTTGGTAGTCACGCTCCTTTACGGCAAGGTCTTCTCCGTGTTTGCGAAGCAACTGCATACTCTTTCGCAGTTCGTTTCGTGTGTTCGTCAGCTCTTCCATTAAATCTTGCATATTATCTCCTTATAATTTTAGTTTTAAGCGACTTTAAAGTTAATAGTAGCAGATAGGGCATTATAAATAATTTCTGCCGAATATGGCTAAAAAATCGGCTTCTGGATAGGTCTTATTAAACTTGGTCTGTGCTATTTGTTTCAGTGTCAAGTCTAACTCCCTGTCTTGGTGTACTCCGTGGTTTCCTCGATGATGCTGTGGACACAGCCCTACAATACAGTGATATTTTTCGCTCCACTTTCGGTTCGGATTGCCAAAGAATACGTGATGTATCTCTGTGCCGTATTTACCGCAGAAGAAGCAGTAGTCCATATCTTCTTGAATTATACTATAACGCCCTTTCATTTACACGCTCCTTAGAATGGCATCCCGTCATTTGTGTAGGAAAATGCTACATCATCTCCGAACAAATCTTCTGCCTGTCGTTTTGTGGCTTCAAGGTCGGCAGGTTTATCTGCATTTTTGCTGTCAAGAAATTCTACATTGTTGGCGACTACATCAGTGGTGTACACTGTCTTGCCGTCTTTGTCCTTGTATGATCCTGTCTGTATTCTGCCATTGACAGCGCACTTACTTCCCTTGTGAAGAAATCTGTTTACGTTCTCGGCCTGTCTGTCCCACGCTATTATGCGGATAAAGTCAGCCTGCTTGTCTTCGCCCCTTGAAGGCCTGTCTACTGCAAGCGTAAACCTGCACATAGCTTTCTGCGACTGTGTATAGCCCAGTTCTGGATCTGCTGTCAGTCTTCCTATAAGGGTCACATTATTCATATTTTTCCTCCCTTTCGTCTAAATCTTTCAGTAACGCTACAACCATTTCCAACGAATCGTTCACATTTTCCTTGTCTTCGTATACCGACTGCGCACCTGCTATAAAGCCCAGTCGGTACGCTTCTACTATCAAAATTTCTTTATTCATTCTTTGTACCTACCTTTCAATTCTTGTCGCTGTGTCAATGTAGTAGTAATGATAGTCCCTGTCATAACCTATTTTATAATCTCCTACCCACCTGCCCTTTACCACAGATGATTTGTTTTTACTTCTTAACGGGAATGTCGCTTTAAGTCTGCGATTGCTACTGCCCTGCTTTGTTATGCAATACCCTGCTCTCTCGTCTCTTGGTAAAAAATTAAAGTAGATGCGTGTAGTGTTTGGCAGAATTTCGGAATGTTCTAATCTGCCAAAATTCTTTGCTATTTCCATCCCCTTATTTGCAAAATAAAAATTTAGGCTTTCCCCGTTAGTTTTACTAAATGTCACAGTTATACTAACATCGTAGTCTGCGTGTTTGCCGACCTTTATAACAGGCGTATACTTTTCCCATACTATTCCGTTCATAATTATCTCCTTTCTTATGCGTGCTTGATGCCCACCTTACTGCGGTCTGTTGACCATACTATTGTTCCGTTCTGCGCAAGGCTTAGTGCCTGTATCTTGCCTTTTACTGTTTTGATCTCGGCTACATAAATGCCGTTAAGCTCATACTTGTTGACCATCTTGTATTTCCCCTTGTTGTATGGGTCTGGTTCTGTCGCTACTGGCAGGAAGATAAATGGCGAAGTGTACAGCTCGATGCCGATACCCCAGCGGAATCCTGCTCTTTTAAAGGCATCTGATGCTTCGCCTTTTTCTTTCTCGGTCATACTTTCTGTACCGCAGTCTTCCTTCCATACCCATTCCTTTTTGTCTGGATCATACACTCCTATTGAGCAGAACAGGTTACCCTTGTGTTCTGAGTACTTATCCTGCCATCCCA